GTCCATTCTTTAAATTAGGTCTGGTATATATTGCAACATCTGAAGCAGTATATTTTTCATAAGCATTATTTGCCGTTTTGAGATTTTTGGCTTTTAACACAAAATTGGTATTATTACCATTTCGTACAAATGCTTTGGCAATAATGGTGGCCGTAAACGCACCTAGGTCGCTTGTTGGAGTTGTGAAGGTCGCAGTCGATCCGCTACCTGAAATCGTTACGGTGCGACTTCCTGTTGTCCAAGGCAGGCATTGGCCAGCTCTTAGACCACTAGATTGTGGATTGGTAACAATAATTTGGAAATTTTGAGTAACGGCATCTGCTGAAAGTGTTCCGTTACCAAATGGAAAAGATAATTCAGCAACAGTTGCTGTACCAAAATTCAAAGCTGCCGAAATATTTAAGCCAGAAACACCAAAAGCAACACCTCTAAACACTTGAACGGTAGTATAAGAAGTGTCTGTTACAGATTCAACATACCGATTGCCCAAATTAAATAACAATTCAGGATTGTTTTGATTTTGTAATACTGTATCACCTGTAGAAATACTACCTACTTTACTTGAGTTATCAATTGCAGCGTTTGCTGTAATCGTGTACGGTGCTCCTGGAGTATCTACAATGATGGATTCATAATCAGTAACATCAAATCGTAATGAAAATACTGATGTTGTATCTGGTGCAACAGTAAATGGCGTGTCAACAAAGGCAACTCTCGTTGCTCCGCCTGGAACATAAGATGTAATTGTTCTAAAATCACCAGCGGATGTACCTTGGTCAATACTAATCGTTACATTGTAGTAAGCATTGGCATTAGCAGAAAATTGTGGTGTGCTTGGTATTGTAATATATGTATTGTTGGCGGAACTGGCTGAAGCAGTTGCCGATAATACTTGATTTTGTAAGCCAAACACATACGCTTTATAAATGTAAGCATCACCATTAGAAGTATTTGATGTACTAGAAAATATTAAATTGCGAATATAACCTGTACCCGCCAATGTTGAGTTGTATGTAGTTACATTTGCTGTATTAACATTTGCTTTAACTACACTATGAAAATTAACTGCCGGTAATGTAGACACATCAAACACACCATTGGCAGAATTAACATAAAAATAATTACCATAATCAATATATGTTGGATTGTTATTTGCAGCTGATGTTGTTCTTGCACGGTCATTTGTTAAAGTTACATCACTTTGTGTTTCTAAACGATAACCACGAACATATGCAATACCTTTAGATATGCCTAAATTGTATTCTGCAGCATAACCAGTATTTGATTTTGGCGTTAATGTGTAATCTTTAACAATAAAATCACCATTTGTGTCGCTAGTACGTTTGGCAAAATAATCATCAATAACTGAATATACTGTATTGTCAACTTGTTTTAATATTGAACCACTTTCTAAACGAACCAATTCAATAAAATTATTATCATTACCTAATTCTAATGGCCGTGTTTCTAATGATAACGTAATCTTATAACGGTCGGCACCAGGAGCTTGATAATTGGAAGCACTTAGTGCTGGATCCAATAAACTTGAGTCATCAGTATAATTGAAAATACTTTCAATTGCATTTAAACCAACACGTAAAGATGGTGTTGAACTGTATTTTTCTAAGGGAATAGTTGTTTCTGATACGGTAACAAAATTACCTTTAACATAAAAAATACCATCAGAAATGGATGCAACAGAACTTAGGCCTGTTGCAAGATTTGTTACTGTTGCTGTTATAATTGTTGCAGTAAAATTTGAATCTATTAAGTAAATTGTATCACCACTTACAAAACGAGAACCTGTAATATAAGATACAATTAATGTGGGAGAATCGCCAGCCGCACCAGAACTAGTTGTTGTTGCTTCAGCTGCATAAACTACTTTAGCAATAACACTTGAATCTGCATTTGTAATTGTTCCGTCAGCAAAATCTTCAGCAGAAATTGCTGTTGATCCTACAGTAGTGTTTAATTTTAGATAATATACATTTTGGTTTACTGTGACTTTACCACCAGAAATTGGTGTGTTTTGAGCAAAAATAGCATCAGCAAAACTAGTAATTTGATTTTGAAAAATAGTTTGTGATTGAGTTAATTCACGAGCTTGTACCGCAAATCCAGGTTTAAATAATATTCTGTGATAATTTTTAGCCGCATCAAAATCATCATAGTACGGATCTACGTTAAAGTCGCCAGTAAAGTTGGTTGCCATTTTTTCTTTCCAAAATTAAAATCTTAACACTAAACGGAATTGTTCTGTGCCATCAGGACTTCTTTGAATTGCCGTTCTATTTTCTATATATGTCATATATCCAGAGTATAAAATAAAGTCTGAATCGGATGTGGCCAATAACGTTCTAACAGCTACGTTTACAGCGCCACCCGCATCTTGAATAAGAGCATCGTTTATAGTTGGTGTTCCACTTGTATTTATGACTCTCAAAAGATTGTTTGTGGTATCAAAACTAACAACTTGAGCTGTAAATGATGCTGATGCCAAACTTTGTCCTTGATAAACTGTTTGACCACTAACAAATGCACCTGTTCCAGGAGAAACAGTAAACTGTTTTGTGGTGTCAAAAATATCTCCAAAAGTATAATCAGGTGTACTTTGTTGTGATGATGGATCTAATATTAAACCTAACTGGTAATAAGTAATGTCTGTTGGAATAGTTCCGTTTTCATCTTCAATAAATTCTACAGTTACCATTACATTGTTACAACCTAAATCTGAAATTGGATCAAGCCCGTGGCCACCAACAGGAGAAACAGGAGTCATTGCAACGGCAGTTACGTTTGGTGTTGGATAACCTACACCTGGCGTTATAATTGTGTTTGCGTAAGTATAACCCGAACCAACATTTGTCATCACCATATCGGTCAAATAACCTGCTGCATTAATGACTGGTGAGGCCGCCGCACCAGTTCCATCACCATTAACAGTAACAACTACTCCGCCAGATTGATATCCTTGGCCAACTGTTGTAATGTTAATAACGTCTATTTGTCCTTCAGCTGCAGGACTTACTGTAGGATTAGGTACATTAAATCCTACTGGAACAGGCATCCAGTTTTCATCCAAAAATCGTTGTTTTATACCGGCGTCAATTGAATATAAAAATTTCCATTTGTAACCATCAGATGTTTGTATCAAGAAAGTTGAATCAAACGTTCCTGGAGATAGTTGTGGTTCAACAGTTGATGCTGCACCTCGATTATTCCATAAGCAAATAAACACTTGGTCATATCTATTTTTAATATAGAAGTTTTTAGAAACCAAATTATTTGCGTCTACAGCAAACATATTTACTCTATCATCATAATACTCATAAACTGTACCTGTATCCCAATTTTTCCTAGGAATAACAGGTGAAATATCAGATGAGATTATTTTCTTAACAGCAACAATATTTTTAAATGTTTCTTTAATTGCAATTTGACTTTGTTCTGGTGGTGGAGGATTAAAAGGATCTGGCCAAGGAGTTATTCTACCAATAAAAGCATATAAACTATTAGGCACATCAACATTTTCTTCTGCAGTTGATGAAGGCCCAAAATAATATTGTAATACCTCGTATAATTTACTTTGATAGGTTAGTAATGACGAATTGGCGGTTAAGACTGGCATTATATGATCCTATTATTATTTTGTAATAGCTACAAAAGTATTTGCTAATGTTCCGTCCATACACCAGTATCTTGCAAAAATACTTGATGTTGCTGGAATACTATATGTTGTTGAATTAATGGTTGAATTAATTGCAGAACAACCGTGAGTAAATGTTTGGCCTGTACCAGCAGTATTCGTAATCCAAGCTTCAACCACTTTACCTGTAACAAAACTTGAGAGTGTTACAACTAAACCGGCTGCAGTTTGAGCACGAACAACTGAGTTATTTGCAAAGTCAATTGTAATTGCTGTCTGTGAACTTGGGTAAATATTTGGTGTATAAATGAATCCTTTTTCTGGTGCCACAGTACCGGTAAATGTTACAGAATCACCATTAAATGAAGCAATTTCATTAACAACATTTGAACCATTTGGTGTGTTCCAAAATCTTATTCTTGAACCTCGAGCGGTGTCTGAATGATTTTCAGTAGCCACAAAATCAATTCTTGCATCACCAAATGGTGCATATCCTGTAGTACCATATGAGTTACCAGCAATACGCAACAGTATATCATTGTTCTGTGTCGCTGTTGGTGCACCTACTGTACCTCTGGCAGTTCTACCAGCAATAATAGAATATGATGTATTTGATGTACCAATAGAATCAATCAACACCCTAGCCGGCGTGTTTTGTTTACTGGTCAGTTGCATCAATGTGCCGGACTGTGTTGGAGTTTGTGAACTTCCTGTTCCTGTGATTCTAAAGGCAGCTTCTGTTGTAACAAAATTTGTATTGGCCAGAACAACAGTACCATTGACTGTTAAGTTATTTAAAATATTTAAAGTGCCATCAAATGAGCCTGTTGTGTTAGCTAGTGCATTATTTGCTTTAATAAAAGCGTTTTGCATTTTACCATCAGTAGCAGCAACGGCTGTATTTTGTAATACATTTACACTTTCTATACTAATCATGCGGTTATTTTGTGACACATCAACACCATCAATAATGGACATTCGTGTGTTACTAAAATCTAACCGAACATTTTGACTTGCATCAACACCTATGGTCACATTGGCTTGATTAAAAACTGCCTGTGTATAGTTAGCAGGACTTGCAGCAACCGACTGTACTGAACCGTCACCAAATTTGATATTGTAACCAGCAGATAACTGTAAATCAGTTTTGGTCATACGAGCAACGATGTTATTGGTAACTGTACCACCAACAATATAAACAATGTTTGCGTGAGCTGATGCAGTACCAATAACTAAATTACCCGAAGCACTTAATGCTGACGGACCATAAGAATACAAATAACCATCATATGGCCTCATTGCAGTATAAATTGAGTCATTAAATGTTGACCCATTAATACCCATATCAATATACTTGTTTGAATTGTTTGAATCACTTGTTGTTGCTATATAGTCAGAAGAACCATTGGAATTAAAGTTCTGATTATTGATTTGCAAACGAGTATTGGAATTACCTGAAAATTGGCCAATAGTATTTGAAAATAAAATTTGATTGTTGCCAACTTTTAATGGTTGAAAGGCGTAGAGTCCTTCACCCAAAGTAATTAAATTTGCTTTTCCTGTAGTTCCAGTAGTGAGATCCACACCAACAAATAGAGTTGCCCCTGTATTGGTACTGAAATTACTTATTTCTGGTAGTTGTGATATTTTTACTGTTGGCATTTTTTACCCTATTAATATAAAGAGACCACTCTCGGTTAAGAGTGAGTATCCATCTTCCGTTATTAGTTCTGGAGTATTGTATAATCCTACATCTCCATAAATCATTACTGACTGTGTATTAGCATTCTTATTAACAGTAATTCTTGTATTTGCTATAGGTCCTAAAGAACTATTATTTATTGAGAAGTTACCATTGGCAAATCTCTTAGTAATTGTATAGAACGTTCCGCCATTATTTAAAGAAATTGTGTCACCAACAAAGAATATACTGTTGGCTGGTGTTAATTCTCTAAAATTACCATTGTATTGTCCAGTCAAGGTGTTTATATTTATGACGTTTGAAGATGAACCTATAGAAGCAAAAGCAACATTTGCAAAAGTCAAAAACACATTATCTTGCATATAAATCTGATTATTTGACCAATCTACATTAGTAATGGTCGAATAGGCTCGAATATTATTGGTTGCAGTAAATTCTATAAAATCGTTGGCAAAGATGGTATTTCCTATATTGCCGGCAATAACATTGGTTAATTTAATGATGTTGTTACTAATCGTTGATGATGTGGAAATAACGGATAGAGTGGCATAGGCGGCAGAACCAGCAACATAGGACAATGGATAACCATTCTGAAACGCTTCAGATGAAGTAAAGATAAATGAATTTGCTGCTTTTAATAAATTACGACCAATTAACCTTGTTCCTGATGGATGCACTAAATTTAATACCAGTTCTTTGTATTTTGCCAAAGCTTGTGTGGTAGAAAGAACATATGTGTATTTGTTGTAATTTTTACTCTCTAAAACTCTACCTAAAGAAGAAACCCAACCATCATCATTTAAATATTTTCCTTGACCGGTGATTACGCCACCCAAAAAGTCTGCTGTTGCTCTTGCTGTACCATCACCATATCGTTTAATTGATGTTGGATTTCCAAATTCGTCAATAAATGAAGGTGAAGATGGCATAACCAAAGTGTATGTATTCGCACCAACATCCACATCAATTTTTAATGGCAGTGTTGAATTATAGTCACCCACATAATTATAAGTTCTAATTTGATAAACATCATTTGCTGTATTTGGTGGTGCGGCCGTACTTAATTTTAATGTAGAATCAACATAAGCATAATAATTAGTATTTGCTGTGGTACCTTGATAAATTAAATCACCAGATGTTATTGGATATAAAAGAGAAACATTAGAAACAGCAACATCGGCAACTTTTAATGATAGGTTTGGTGTAAAAACATAATCTTCACCACCATCAATAATGTTAATTGTTTCTATTGAACCAATTGTATCTGTTGTTGGAGAAAATGTTGCGCCTACTGCCATTACGCCAGGAATTATTAAAGACGCATCTGAACCTGAAATAGAAGATACATTTACTGTGGGTAAATAATTAGGTTCATAACCAAGTCCACCTAAAGGATATGCATTATTTGCTGTGTCTGATATTGCAAACCTGTAATTTGCTGATATGATTGATCCGGCTGAGTTAACTACTATATTTGCATACGCACCAAATCCTGTACCTCCCACAATTGTAATTGTATTTGAATTGCCATAATTAACACCACCGTTTTGAATTTGAATTGGTTGTAATATGCCAAGAAAACTAAAATTGTCGGTGCCAAAATCAGTTGTATAATTTGACTGTGATGAAATTGACGGTGCACCAGAATAATTTCTTCCTGGATTGGTAATTTGTACTGACCCAATTGGTGCTACTACAAAAGTTTGGAAAGTTAATGTATTTGCTAAGGTCGAGTTTGTATTTGCAGCAACAGCAAACGTTGTATAAGTTTGAGCAATAGTGGAATTACCAATCCACACATTGGCCACTGCACCTAATGTATTACTTGTTATTAGTGTAAGATTTGCAAATTTACTTTCGTCTAGCAATGATATTTGTGCTGCAGCATTACTACCTCCACCACCAGTAATTGATATTAGAGTGTTTGGTGGTAATCTATAACCGTGAGAAGGATTAACAACAACTAGTGTTGCCAGACTACCAAGATTTGTGTCACCAACTTCCGCAGAAAGACCTACTGGATTTGCTTTATTTGGATCTAACCCTCCATAAGCAACAACTGGATCGCCAGTATTATAGAACAAACCTTTATAATTAGGGTTGAGTGTAATTGCTGAAACTGTGCCAACAATTTTTTCAGTTAATGTTACCGCACCTGCAGGTATTTCATAACCTTGGTTTTGTACATAAATTTCATTGTTATAAAAATAAACTTCTAAATTATTATTATCAACAACTGTAATATTTTCTCCAGCTGTAAATTGTCTTTGAATATTTGAAATGTATAATTCTATTCGTTCACCAGCAATTTTGACATAATCAACTACAGCATACGATTTACTGGTTTCACCAAAAATTTTAAATCCTTCGGATAAAAGCCAATTCAAATCTGTGGATTCAATTCTTAAATATTTTGGTACAATCCATTTACCATCAGATGCTCTTAACACAGCATCATTGGTATTAAAAAGTTCTAGATTTGCATCATATAAAACTTTAAATAAAAATTTATAGGAGTTTTCAGTACCTTTTGATTGATAGAACTGTTTTGATATTTTTAATAATTTTCTTTTGTCTGTGGATATTTCAACAGGAATATATGGAAGAAAATCATTAAGAAAATATTGAACAAATTCATCAAGTGTTTCATCAACATCAACATAATTTAAAATATTCTTTGAACCGTAAGTTATACCTTGACTGGTGGTACTAACAATGGTACTATTGGCATTAGCTGTATATTGAGTTTCCAACCACTCATAGTATGCCTCTAAGAAAAGTACAAAATTTTGATAATTGCTATCGTCCCGAACAAATTCGGGAAGTTGTTGAGCAATTTGTACTGAAGTTTTTTTACTTAAAGACATTATATTTTAGCAGTAATGTTTATATTGATTGAATCAGGATCAGTTGAATCAAGTGTGACAATCTTATCTCTGCTAGAAGATATAATTGTTGATACTGGTGTGGCTTGAATACTTAAAACACCGGTTGTATTGTTTATTTGAACTGGATTAAAAGCAGTTAATGTCACAATACCTGTGCCATAATTAACAGTTCCGGCAGTAGGATCCAAAACAGTTTTTACACCATTGTTATAATAATACGTTCTCAATGTGCCTATGTTTCCTGCTAATACGGCATATGCAGAGGCTAACGAACCTCCGCCACCCGTAATTTGAACTAACGCTTGAGTATAGTTTGAACCTGCATTTGTAATTTCAATACTAACAACTTGGCCATTAATAACCGTGGCGGTAGCAGTAGCACCAGAACCATCACCAACAATAGTAACAGTTGGTGTTGTTGTATAATTAAATCCAGGATTTACAATTGAAATTGAATCAATTATTGATGTAGATGCTGGTGTTTCTTCCAAATAAACAACTTCTCTAACAATGTTATTGTTTTTAGAATCTCTATATTGGAATGTTGGACTTGCCGTTATACTGCCAGAATAGATATCTTTCTTTAAAGATGTATCAAAATTAAAATTATAAGTTGTTGAGTTTAATAAATCTGGAACAAATCGTTTTTGTAAAATAATTGATGCATCATTTGTAATAAATGAAGGACTTACCGATTGTACAGTAGATATTAAAGAAGATAATTTAAATGTTGAATTGAATGTATTTAATGTACTAGATCCAAATGATTGAATAGCACCCAACACTTGATTTTCTAGTTGTGTTGCTGAATAGGTTGTCAATCTTGGTGTGTATAATATATTTGAAGTAATTTTTAAATAGGTATAATCAACATCCACTATTCTCGGCACAACAGTTAAAACACTAATAGGTTTAATGATTTCAGTTTCAACAATACGTTTTTGTGTTTCTGTCAATACATAACCACCTCTTGGTTTAATGGCAACAAGAACAGTACCATATACAGGAGGATCGTTTTCCTCTCCACCCCATACGTTTACTGCTTCAATTGGAATTAAACCAGCATTATTTTGAATTTGATAGATATAATCTTCTTTTGTTACTGCACGACCTTGTGCAGAATATGCTTTTGGTGCTGTGTAACGAATAGAATCAAGTGTTTCTTTATCTGATCCTTGAGTTGTTGATGTGACTGGTGTAATAACTGTATTTGAATAACCTGCAATCGTGTCCATTAAAACAAAGTTATTGGCACCATAAGATGCTGTACTACTTGTTGTGATGTATGAAACAATTACTTGATTGCCATCAGTCAATGATTTACCTAAAACTCCGTCACCAAAGTAAATTTGATAGTTATCATTAGGACCTTCTTGTAAGAAATATACAGCAGAAGAAGAATCTAATTGTAAATACGCTTCTGCTAATGAGTACACTTCTGAATATGTATTTGAAGTGCTTTGTTGAACGACTACAGTTAGTGTTGAAGTATCGATTGTGGAATCTGGCATTTCAAAAGTCTTTGAAGGGTTTTGAGTTGTTTTC